AGAACCAGAGAACGTTGCAATACCAACGACAACTTCTCTGAATACATCGACTTCTCCAACAACACCAGAAACGTTGAGTGTACCAGAAGCAGTGTATGCTGGAGTGTAATCGATATCTGGATGTGTGAGTTCTCCAGATAGTGTGAGTGTACCAGATGGAACGAAGTCTTGGAATACTTGGATTGGTCTGTATTCTGCAGCACCGCCGATCTCGGTAAGAATTGCTCTTGCAGCAGATGGTTCGACTGTTGCTTCTGCAGCCCCACCAAGTACACTGAATGTACCACCTGTCTTGATAGACAGAATAGAACCAGTGAGAACTTGTAGATCTCTTCTGAGTGTAAGAGTTCCAGATCCATCGAACTCGTATCTGCGTTGAGCAACGCCCGTTCCAGAAAGTGTGATAGTTGCTGTATTTTCTGGAGTCTGAGCAGAGTATGCAACATCTGCCTCTCCATTGAATATGGAGGTTCCAGCAACAAGTTCTGCAGCTGTAACGCTCTCTGCGATACCACCGATTGCGAATAGAGAACCAGATCCAACTTCGGAGAATGTTTGTTTCTCGTCTTGACCAGCGCCACTGTATGTAAATGTTCCAGATCCGATTTCTGGAACCATGATTCTCTCGATTGTGAGAATACCACCTTCTTGACGTATGGTAATTTGACCAGATGTGCCAGGATCTCTGTCGTCTCCATAGTAACCAAAGTTCTTGATTGGTCTGTTTGGTGCAGTACCAGTAAAGTCGAAGAAGATTGAACCACGACCAATAGCAGTCGCTGGTACGAATCTCTCCTTCGCACCAAACTCGACACCAGATAGATCTCCGATTCCAGTTTGATCGTCGATAACACCGTTTCCATCTGTACCAATACCAAGAATGTAGATAACACCGTGAGTTGATATAGGTGCGTTTGTTCTGGATATTGTACGTCCACTGAACTTGAATATTGGAGTATCGCCAGGATATTTTGGTATAAACCTTGTAGTAACAATGCCAGGATCTCCGTATTCCCCTCCAGAACTTCCAGGCTTGAGTGTAAATCCAGTTTCGATACCAATGTTTCTCTCGATACCATAATGAGGTGTGTAGTCGATATCTGGATGATTGAGTTCTCCAGATAGACGCATAACAGCCTTGGTAGACTGAATAGTAAATCCAACCTTGAGATCTGAGTATGCTCCACCAAAGATGTGTAGGTAAGTTCCTTCTGGAGGATCGAAACTGGTCTTGACAATCGCAGATCCAGATGTCTGAATCGTAAGATTGGATTCGATAATAATAACTCTTGAGTATGTTGATATTCCAACTCCTCTTGATAGAGTAGCATCTCCAGATCCAACAAAGTCTTTTGTAGTTCTTTCTGTGAGAGTTCCAGCTGTATCGAATAGAACTGTTCTTTCTGGAGTCTGAGCAATGTATCTCTCCTCAGAACCACCAACGAAGTCAAATAGTGTTGTTGTACTACTTGCAACAGCAACTGCCTCTGCACTGAGACCAGATAGGATAAGTGTACCAGAACCAGTAAATTTGGGGAAGAATACAGGAACTCCCTGCAACATTCCGTCTGAGAAGTTGGCACTTCCATATGGGAATACTGCTGGTTGAGGTGTGACTTCATCGAGCCATCCACGATCTTCATATCCCTTATTGATTTCTTGTTGATCAAATCCAGTATCAGTTGGATATGTTCTAGTGTATGGTCTACCACCAACAGAACTGAATCCAAGAACACCATAATCCTCAGATACCGCATCATTAGCAAAGTCAAGTTCGTAAGAGTTGTCTCCGTCGAATGTTGGTAGAGTTGTATTTCCAACTCCAAGAGAGAATCCGAAACTTGGTATACCTTGAAGAGTTCCGTAATCTTCATTCTCTGTGCCTGGTTTGATTGAAGACTCATTGTAAGAATCTGTATTCTTCTCATAGATGTCCTGACCAGAAAGAGTGATAAGTCCACCAAACTCATCATCAGGAATATTGATCTTACGAGCGTATGTCTGACCTGGCTCTCTGCCCTGACTGAAGGTTCCTGTACCGATACCAGTGATATGTGGAGCAAAGTTGACATCTGCAACACCAGATATAAACTGATAATCTCCAACCAAGTATGCCTTGCTGCTGGATTCTGCTGCACCACCAAATTTGAATAGTGAACCAGATCCTTCTGGTATGAATGGTGTAATAGATTCACCACCAGTACCACTGATTGTAAGTTCACCTTCCTCACCGAAGACTGTGTGTTGTGGAGCCTGACTGAACCAGTTTGCACCACTGAAGTTGAAGGCACCTTTGTAGGTAGCAATACCAGTAATACCAGAGGATTCGTATTGAATTGCAGCTGCAATATCGAGATCTTCTGAAAGTAGGAATGTTGCAATACCTGTGATATCTCCAGTATCGACAACCAGACTTGATTCTCCAACTGAGAATGTAATTTCTCTGTTTGGATAATGTTGACCACCAATCTGAACGTAGTTGAAGTCTGGAAGTAAGAATCCCCAGTTCTCTGCCGACTTGGGTATTGTCTCATCGTTTGTATTGATGACACCCCAATCTTCGTAAGACTGAGTTGGAGTTTCTGTAATTTTGCCCCAATCGACTTCTTCTGTAATCTGATCTCCGAGAGGAGAGAACCATGATGGAGTGTAAACAGGAACACCTTGAGACATCTCTCCAGAGATATCGAATAGATTAGTATTCTCGTAATCCTTAACAACTTGAATGTTGGTTGCAGCACCACTAACATCGAATAGTACAGTTCTAGCACCGACACCAAGAGTAAGTTTGATTCCAGATACAGAACCAGTAAGTCTAACAAGTGCGGTTGAAGCCTTAGATTCAGCAGATCTAACCTGACCACCAGTTCCAGATATATCGAATAGAACCGTACTGATAACAGTTGCAGGGACGAAGGCCTCATCTGCACTACCAGATGCAGTGATTTTATCACCGACACCGAAGATTGTGCTTTGTGGAGCCTGACTGAAGAAGTTCTCTCCAGATACGTTGAGTGTACCAGATCCAGCAAATGCAAAGAAACGATCTTCTTCCGCAGCACCTTCCTTCTTGAATGTACCAGCACCATGATACACTCTGACAGCGGCATCATCACCCTTAACAGACGTTGCCTGGTATTCGTCAAAGAATATTCCGCCTTGTAATTGTTGTTCTATTACACCGTAATCTTCAGCAGATGTAGGTGTATCTAATATACTTCCGTAACTTACAAATTCTACCTGATCTTCGTCAGAGAATGATCTTTCCTTCGCAAGAGGATCTGTGATAACCTCGTCGAATGTAACATCGAGATTATCGAAGGATGCTCCTTCTCTAACTGTAATTGTGCCGTTATCTTCTTTCTCGAATACGTCAGATACACTTCTGGCGTAGTTGTATATAACTTTTTCAACGTCAAATAGTCTAGTATCTCCACCCTTCGCTCTAAATGCGTTCTTGATTACAGGGAGATATGCCTGATCATAAGGTGTTGTAGTTGTACCACTTACGTTTAGTGTACCACTACCATCATAAGGATAAACTTGGTCTAGATCGGTTACTGATAAGCCAGACTTGGCAATAACACCAGAACCATCGTAGTTTGCTTTTGATATAGATTCGCTTGCAGTCCCAGATGGGATGAAGATGACAGGCCCTGCCGCTCCGAGATCTGGTATGACGACTCTTTCGAGACCGTTACCAAACTCATGAATTGTACCAGAACCAACCCAAGGGGTTACTGCCTTCTCTAGGGCAGAATCATTTACATCAAACAGTACAGTATTTGCGTTCTCTGGAATCCATTGAGATCTTGACCTACCAAACTCATCTCTTCCATCTACTATCTCTATTGGGCCAAATGGGACTATATCTGCCAATGCAGTAATTAATCCTCTATCATTTACAAAGAAAAAATTCTCGTCTCTTTCGGGTTCTACATTTTGATTTATGTCGCCATAGTCAATATTCTCCACTGACGAAACGGTAATGTCTCCACCGTCAAACGTAGTGAATTGGTCTATCTTCGTATTGTCGTAGACAAATACTGTCAAAGAGATCTCCCGAATAAAAAGACCCTGCCTTAGTTATAAAGCAGAGTCCACATATTGATATTTAGTGTTTCTATTAGTCGAGTGCGACGTTTAGAGTAATCTTGATTTGGTCTCCGTTGTTCTGAATGTTGTATGGGCCGTTTGTGAATCTTTCAGCGTACATGATAGAACTGTAAAGAGTCGCAGTGTTAAGTCCAAGAACACCGTTTGATGTAGCAGTTAGAGATGGAGTTGTTACAAACTCATCTGCGTTTGGTACGTCAAATACAGTGTAAACATTAGATTCGAGAGTTGTATTACCTGTACCAGCGTTAACATAAAGGATGTCTCCAGCCTTAAGTCCGTGGTTAGTAATAGAAATTTTACCGAAACTGAATGTGACTGATGGGTCAGTCGCAACCTGTATGTTATCGATTAGAGGTTTATCGATGTAAATTGTTCTGTAACTTCTGTCGATACCTATAATCTTCGTTCCAGTTGCAACACCAGCGTTACCAGCAACGAATTGACCGAGTGTTAGGTCGTCGATACTAACTTGTGGGTCAATGGTGATGTAAGAGTTACCAACAATACCGATACATGGGTCTGTGTTGTTACCCTTAGTGACTGTAGTTCCAATACCAACACTTGCACCGTGTACAACACCTTGTACTGCGACAGGCATGTTATTCGCTCTAGTTACATAATATCCGTAGATATTACCAGCAGGGCCAGTGAAAGTGAAAGTCTGTTCTGGATATGTAGCAGTTGTTCCACTACCAACGTTCTTAATTACCCATCTAGATCCGTTTAACAAGA